AGACGCAACTCTGACAGCCCTTGCAGGATTAGATGCCACAGCAGGGGTTCTTGTAGAAACTGCTGCTGATACCTTCACTAAGCGGACTATTACAGGTACAGCCTCGCAGGTTACAGTTACTGATGGGGATGGTGTAGCAGGTAATCCAACTATCAGCTTGGCTGCAAGTGGAGTTGCTGCTGGAACTTATGGTAGTGCAAGTCTTATACCAGTACCAGTAATTGATACTTATGGGCGTATTACAGGTATTACAACTGCGGCAGTTGTGTCCCCCACTGTGTTCAGTGACTCTGCCTTCCGCATACAAGACAATGCAGACGCTACCAAGCAGCTTGCCTTTGAAGTTAGTGGTGTGGGTACAGGTACTACCCGTACTCTCACTATGCCCAACAGGGACACTAACTTGGGCAACCTGAGCTCTGTTGCAACCACTGACTTCAACATCCTAAGCGGAACTCGCACAAGAATTGTAGGCGGAACTTCCAATACAGTAAGTGGCACAGATAATGTAGCCGTAAGTTGCACTGGTAATTACATCGGAGTTTCCGCTACTAAGGTCACAGCAATTAACTGCACATCAGTTACCGTGACAAAGGCACTAACTAAAGCTTTCCTAGCAGGGTGTAGTGATATATCAATTACTTCCGCTACGCCTGTTAATGATGGCTTAGTTGCCCTAGGAGTAGCCTTCAAAGCAGATTATATCTTCGAGTTTCCACAATGGGCAGGACACACGCTCATAGGTGCAGAGGATGGGATACACTCCTATGTAACTTTACTGGGGAGCAACTCTGCGGCAGGCAACGTAAACCTAGAAAGCTCTACGGGCGTAAAACCATTAGTTGCAATATCCAACGCAAGCTATAGGAAAGGCGTACAGCACATAATACACCTAGTAGGGCAGGATGTAGGCACTAATCCAACTAAAGTAGTGACAGTAGCCTATAAGGTAGTTGGCAGTGTAACAAGTGGTGGATATTCTTTGGGGGCGGTGCAGACTATTGAGGCACTGTTTAGTGCTGTAGGAACTCCAGCAACACCTACAGTTACTATCAGTATTACAGCCACTGATAAGCTCAACATAAACGTAGCATCTGCTGATGCAATGATTTGGGCAGCCCACGTAGATAGCTACTTCGCATAACTAACAGCATATACAAAACTTTGGAGCAACAACATGGCCTTTCTTACACCCCTCACAGTCAATGGTCGCAGCTACCCTGCCGCGTATGTGAAAGCTACAGTAGCAACCAGTTCAGCACAACAGACAGTCCTCAAGCTACAGGCTTGGGAAACTCAGGAGTTACGGGAGCAGGATGTACCAAGCCTTCCTTACCCTAATGACTTGCGAATGCTGCCAACAGTAGCCCTACCTTCAGCTAATCCAGTAGACTATGGGTACCAACTGCTTGAAGCTAGTGGGGAGTTCCCTGAAGCAACTTGGAACATCTAAGGAGCAGGCAGCTATGCAGCAACCCATACCGCATCAAGAGGAGGTGCTTGTGGCAGCAGTCAAAGTAGCCCCTCCAGTGGCTATAACTGGAATGACTCTGGCAGGCTACCCGCTGGCTGACTGGCTTATACTAGCAACTCTAGTGTACACCATTCTGCAGCTTCTGATCTTGCTAGAGAAACGCTTCCTTCCACGCAAGCCTCCTAAGGAGTAGAGCACATGAGCAATCCAGCAAACAAGCCAGTGGTCACACTGGTTCGCAAGCACGAGGAAGATGGTGGCACTTGGGGCAGAATGGTCTGCAAGGAGTACGGCATAGAGCTGCACACTCTGGAGCAGAACTGGGAGGACAACAAGCGCAGTGTGAGCTGCATCCCAGCAGGCACATACAATGTACGGGCTACCCAAAGTGCTCGGTTCGGGCGCAAGATGTACCTTGTGGAAGGGGTAGCGGAACGGGACGGAATCCGTATCCACCCTGCCAACTTTCCAGCAGAGCTGCAGGGCTGTATTGCGCTCGGCACAAGCTTGGGGCGCACAGGTAAGGGCAGGATGCTGCTCAACAGCCGTGCCGCAGTAGCACGCTTTGAGTCTGTGCTGGGCTTCAACCAGTTCACCCTAGTTGTTACTGCTACACCAGCTCCCTAGTGGAGCACACACGCCGCAGCCTTGTATGAGGACTGCGGCTTTTTGTTATGTGGAGAATATTATGAGCCTTGTAGATATCGTAGGTAACGCACTCGGAGGCGGAGTGCTTGGTGCAGCAGGGGCAGCTTTCAGTCGCTGGCATGAAGCCAAGCTAGAGCTGGCCAAGCTGGAAATCAACAACAAGCACCAGCTGGATATGGCTGAGCAAGCACTTACTGCACAGGTTGTGAAGCAGGACGGAGATGGCCTGATAGCTAGCGCTCCAGTGGATGCAGCTACTTACAGCACAGAAACTAGCAAGAACGCTACACCACAGTTAATGCTGGTGGATGCTATCCGAGGTCTAGTACGCCCATTGCTCACCGCGCTGCTGCTATGTAGTACAATGTACTACACAAGCCGCCTGCTCACCCTAGCGGGAGCACAGCTGACCCCAGCAGAGGCTCATGACCTGCTCAAGTTCTTGCTGGAAAGTACAGTAGGCTGCACAGGTATAGCACTCACTTGGTGGTTTGGTGCACGCCCAACTAAACAAGCCCACAAGGGCTAAGAGGTACAGATTATGGCATCATTTTCCTTAGGCGGTAGCAAGAGCAAGAGCTCGCAGACCACTATACAGGACTTGCTCCAGAAGAGCATAGAGTCCAGCACAGCTAACACTGTAGGTAGCACAAACGAGGTGACTACAGCTTTTGACGAGTTCAGCAAGAAGAAGCTGGACACCCTACTCACAACCCTCACGGATGCACAAGGTGAGCTTGGCAAGGACTACACCAAGAATCAGGCTATCGCGGACAGCAAGGGTGCGATTGACAACGTCTTCAGGCAATACAAGCAGGAAGCACTCCCGCAGATTGTGGCGCAAGGGGCGCAAGGAGGAGTGTACAACAGCACCGCCCTGCAAGGCTTAGCTGATAATGCGTTCGCGGCCACAGTGGCGAAGGGTGCAGAGCTACAGCAGCAGACAATTAAGGACTACGCTGCAATCGGCCAGACCCAGCAGAACTCTGGCATTGAAGCCATCATGGCTGCACTCGGACTTGAAGCCAAAGCATATGGCACAGCCGCTGCTACAGGCAAGAGCACCACAGACACAGAGAGCGAGGGTACGCAAACCACACACTCTGTTACCACCCAGAAGGGCAAGAGCTCTGGAATGAGTGCCAACCTTAGCTTAGGAGGATAACCGTATGGCTACAGTAGACGAGGCATTTGATGCCTCCTTCAACGCAGGCAAGAACAGCGTACAGGCTTCGGCCTCAGTACCAATCAGCCAGTTCCAGCCGCAAGCCACAATTGCACAGGCTACGAAGATTAACTCCTTCAATGCGCTGGAAGCTGCAATCACCAATAACACACAAGTGCAGAAGCAGCGCGCAGACAACGCTGACACAATCAGCTTGGCCGCAGCTGAGGCTTCTAACAAGACCGCTCTTGAAGTAGCTGAGATTGCAAAGCAGGGCATACAAGCTGTGGAAGTTGGGCGGCAAGGGCTGGTGCAAGAGAGCTTGGCTGCAATCAATGCGCAGAAGGAGCTTAGTGCAATTCAGGCCAACAAGCCTAACGCAATACTGCATCCAATCCGTTGGGTAGCAGATACCCTGCAATCCAACAAGCTGGAAGATGCAATCCAAACCCACTCCCAAGCAGTGCAGGTGTACAACCGCAACATCAACAATGTGGTGCAGAATACCACTGTGCAGGTTGAGGAGATGCTCAGCATCCAGAACCTAGTGAACTCCAATGGCTTGCGCAAGATGGCTGTAGAGCTCAATCAGGGACTTGATGCACAGCAAGCGGTTGCCTTAGGGCAGAAGGAGAAGGCTGTAGCGCTGGATGCAGTAGGTGGTGACATCTTCGCTATAGCTAAAGCCCACGCGGAATGGGCACAAGCAGATTTCCGTAACCAGCTCGCAGCGGAACAGAACCGCATTGCAGGACGCGCCAATCAGCTTGCAGCAGATGACTTACAAATGAAGCGTGATGAAGCCAAGCACAGAGAAGGTGCAATCAAGCAAGCTGCACAGTTCTACTTGACCCAGCAGAATGATGGTAAGGGCTTGCCACCAACTGTGGCGAACATGAACATGGCAATCGAGCGCATGAGCAGCTTGCAGAAAGTTGGCTCTCCAGAGTTCGCTTTATGGAGCAAGGGTGGTGCGTTTGCCATAAACAGTACAGACCCTAAGGCAGCTAGACAGGCAGCGGTACAGGGTATGACAGTCGGTGAGATTGTACAGCTTGGGAATATAACCAAGAGCGCAGACCTTGCTTCTATTGGAGGCAATCAGGTCAATAGACTCACTCAGGAGAATGAGGCAGCCCTGCGGAAGTCAAGCTACATGGCAACACTGCCAGCAGGCAAAGAGTTCACTCAGGCTGGGTTTGACCTGTGGGCGGGCAGCCTGAAGGCTCCTCAGAACGCAGCCTTCAATGCTAGAGCGAGAGCTATGGCAGAGAACGTAGTGTACAACCAGAGTGCTCGCTCTTACATGAATGGCAAAGCAGCAGGGAAGGACATTGGGCAGGGAGCTTTCAGTCTTGCAGCCTTCAAGTCTCCGCTTACGTTGGTGAACACTTACGGAATCTCTAAGCAGGCAGCCACTGTGCTAGCTGACCCCAAGGTGCAGATGTTTCTAGCACACGCAGTGGCTGGCTCCACGCAGGACAAGAAGACTGCGCAGTTCGTGGCCATGTTTGAGGTACTGGAGAAGAACAAGGTAGCCAACCCTGCTGGAGTGGTAGCACTCATCGGCAAGAAAACAGGGGAAGCTGCTCTGGACGCTGACTTGGAAGCCAAGACTCTAGGCCAGTACGGGATTGTATCTGATGGCTCAGGTACTATAACCTACAAGGGCAAGCAGTACCGCTTGGGCAATCCAGTGGATATGGAGAAGATGCGGATTGCAGCTAACCACCAAACTGTGCCAACAATTCCAGCCTTCTTACTTAACAAAGCAGGTTCGCTAGTTGGAGACGTATGGAACTTAGGGGCTAATGAGAATCCTCTCATGATGCCAGCTCATGCCATAGGAGCTACAGCTGCCGCTGTTGTCACTGGCTTGGAGTACAAGCGAGACAAGGCATATGGCAGAGCAACTGGAGATAATCCAGCCCTCCCACTGCTAGTAGACACAATGCAGCGTGAGAACTATGGAGCGGATGCAGGCACATTCAGAACCCCTGAGCAAGCAGCACTTACTGCCAGCCAGTACACTCCAGCTGGCCACGCACCGCAGGTTGCTGGAGGTGTGCCAGCTACAGCACAAACTGAAGCTGAGAAGGTGTATGATGCTCTGTCTGTGCAGCTTGACCAGAAGAACCTTCGCGCAGAGACTAAGCAGCTAGCTAACTCCGTAGAAGCAGATGCTTCTTACTCGGTTGCTGCAGGGCAGATTGAGCAGAAGAACACGCGAGCTTTCACTGACAAGCTGGCAAAGGATACTGCTGCAGAAGCTGCTTATAGCATAGTGTCAGGACAGATTGATGCTAAGAATGCTAGAGCCAATAGCAAGCAGCTTGCTTCTGAAGTGGAGGCTGATGCAGCGTACGCAACTGTTGCAGCTCAGTTAGACCAGAAGGCTGCACGTGCGTACACCAACAAGCTGTTTGAAGAAATAATGGCACTCAAGGCCAAGAAGTCCAAGTAACCCTCCAACAAAGCCCCGCAAGGGGCAATAGGCACTCATTATGAGCAATGATTTTATACAAGCTGTAGACAATGAGGAAGTGGATGGCTCAGGCCAGAGCTTCATCCAGTCTGCTGGCGAGTTCTTTGGGTATGGTGTAACCTCCTCCGTAATCAGCGGAGGTGTTGGCATTTGGAACAGCGTGAAGGCCATAGGCAACACCTTTGGCGCAGACCTTGCTATGACCAATGAAGCTGATGTTGTGCAGAACTTGGTAGGCCAAGAGGCTCAGGACTACTACCTAGAACACAAGGTAGGGGCAGACATGGGCGGCTTGGTTGTAGGCTCAGTAGGCGCAGGGCTTATGGCTCTTCGTGCCTTCCGTGGCATTCAGGCTATGGGCAATGTTGCAGGCACTGGGCGGTTCGGATTCACGAACGCTCTAGGTGTGAGCAATCCTGACATCGTGCTTGCGAGCTCACAGGCGCAGGCTCTCCGCACAGCTGTGCAGAGCAATGTAGCTGAGTCTACTTGGCGCGGCACAGCTTTCAACCAAGCACTAGGTTGGGCTGCAAGACAGAACATCCAAGAAGCGCTGGTTATGGAGGGTGCGTTCATAGCACTCAACAACCAGAACACCCTCCTGAATCCTGACCAGCTCAGTGCGTGGGACAGCTCCAAGAACTTAGCTGCTGAGGGCTTGCCTTTTGTGGCGCTTGGTGCTGCAATCGGTACAACTATTGATGGTATCCGCTTGTACGGTGCAGCCAAGGGAGCCTTCCGTGCTATTGAGAGCGGCAGCAATGCTGACCTCCGTGTGGTGATGCAGGATGCAATCACTACCTTTGCGCCAGCTGGTGATAACCTGTACGATGCTACTCGTGTGCAGAAGCTGCTCAATGATGACCCCAAGTACGCCATTGACTCCACAGACCCCGCAGCTGTGGCCACCCGTGCTAAGGCTCAAGAGCAAGTGGATGCCTTCATGAAGGAGAGCACTGTACGCCTCAACCAAGCAGATGAAGCAGGGCTTGACATGGTGACTCAGGTTGCAGCCAAGCCTAGTGACCTTGACCGTGTCACTGTGTTCGGTAACTTGCAGAGCATTGAGCGCCCCACTCTGGAGCACTTTGACGAGCAGCTAGCTGCATACGGTAACCGTGGAGCTGTCACAGGGAAGAGCTTGGAGGATGCGCAGGGCTTCAGCGACCAGATGCAGGTGCTCACAGACTTGAACCGTGCTAGCTTGCAGGGGCAAACCAGTTTGTGGCAAGCTATTGCTGGCAATCTCACTGCTAAGAAGAGTGGCCTTCTTGATGAGATGCTGGCCTACGGTGTAGCTATCAAGGATAGTAAGCTTATGCAGGTTGTAAGCAGTGCTAGGCAGTTAGCAGGCAGCAAGGCTCTACCAAAAGCAAAGCAGTTATTGCTATCGCAGCAAGTCAAGGGGCACAAGGGCATCCTAATAGGCAGTACTGAGATTCCTCCCCAGCTGGCAGATGAGTTGTTGGATGCAGTGTCTGGCTTAGCTGCGCGCCTACAGAATACCACAAGTGGTGCAGAAGCAGCTCGAGCTGTGCCTAAGCTGGCCAAGCTACTAGACAAGCACGGTGCATACACCAAGAGCTGGGACTCTGTTACTGCTTGGTACAACACTCGCACTCAGCGTTCCTTGACTGGCATGATTCCGCGCGCGCAGGACATTGGCAAAGTGCAGGAGTTTGGAACTCGCATTGCAATCAAGGGCACTAAGCTAGAGTATACATACCGTACAGATGCAGCAGACCCACTCAAGGTGCTTGCACGGGCTAGTGAAGCTAAGGCTGACCTAGCAGGCATAGACCCTATTCTGGAAGTGAGTGCTCATCACGCAGCAGCAGCTCAGCGTCCAATGGCTGCGTACCGCACCGTTCCCGCTTCCTCCAAGGATGTAGCTGGCGCGCCAATCGAGTACCGTGCAAGCCAGACTGACATGCCAAGCATTGAGCGTGTGGCCACAGGTATGACTGACCAAGATACTATGCGGCTCACTAGCGTGAATGGTGCAGGACAAGCTCTCACAAAAGCTGAAGCTCTGGCCTACGTGATTGCACAGAAGGAAGCTGGGCGTGCTGCGTACCAAATGGCTGGCTACAACGAACAGCAGATTGCTGTGCTCCTGAACACTGGAGAGAAGTTCGCTCTAGGGCAGGCTGCTGATGATGTAATCCTTATGGACAAGATGGACTACAGCCGAGCTGAAAGCGTCATGCTGCGGTACAAGAAGTATGGCACTAAGCAGGTAGACCTTGCAGCTCGTAACTTTGATGGCATCATGGCTCGCACCGAGCTGCAAATGCAGGCCTCCGAGAAAGCATTCGGCAAGGTGCTTGGTGTTGCAGCCACTATGTTCCCTGCAGAGGATGTGAGCTTGCTCCGTACACTGAGCGCAACTGAGCTCAAGGTTGGTATGTTCAATAGTGCTACAAGCGAGTTTGGCAAGTTCCGTGAGTGGGCTAACTATGTTGGTAGCCTAACTCATGGACAGAAGGATGCTAGCCGTCAGGTCATAGAGCGTGCACTGCACGGGCATCTTGCAGCACTCAGTAAGGATACCCCTGAGGCTCGGGCTGGAAGAGCACAGCTTGCACTGTTCAATAATATGGCTCGCCGTGACCAGTACCGTGTGTTCCGCTTGGCTGATGATGACGGCGGAACGCACATGGTAATGAAGCTCGCAGACTTCGGGGACTACATGAAGTCGCAGCTTAAGCAGGGTTACTCAGAGGAGCAAGCAATGGAGCTGCTCACCACACGCGGTATAGCGAATGGGCTTGTAGGAAGCAAGCAGGCCATGCTGCTCAAGAAGGAGGTAGGTGAGCTGGTGGATACTCACATGGCACTGAATGCAAAGCACATTGAGAATGATGTGGCGCTTGCATCTGCTAAGGGGCGCAGCATAGCTCGCAACCCTGAGATATACTATGCACCTCCAGTGGACTTGCGAGTTACACCCTTCTTCAAGTTCATCATACCTAAAGGCGGGCAGGAGGAACTAGGACGCTTCATGATTTACGGAGCTAACCAAGCCGAGCTTGAAGCAAAGGCTGCGTATGCAACCAAGCAGTACGGTGGCACTCACCGCATAGTTTCGCAGGGGGAGGTTAGCCTTGAGAAGCAGCTGCGTGGAGAGTATGAAGCTGGCAAGGTGTTCAGTGACTACGACTTTGACCCTGAGCTTGCTCGCATGGGCAGAGCTTCCGAGGCACAACCTAGCTTAGATATCTACGCTGCGGAGAGCTTGGACTTGCTACGTAACTGGCACCACAACAAGTCAGAGAGCCAAATCATGCAGGCTGTGGAGCTCAAGTACGCCAGCACTATGCAGGCTCTGCGCAAGTCTAATGCGGCTTTCGACAGCGCAAACATAAACGCACTCAAGGAAGGTGGCAAGCGCACGGCAGAGCTTAGCATCTATGAGAGCACTCGCCGTATCATGCTTGACAGTGCCAGCTTCGAGGGCACTTCTGCTGACACGTACCGTAGAGTGAATGATATCATAAGTGCTACAGGGGGCGCAGCAATCCACCATACAGCTGAGGCCATCCGCACCCTGAAGGGGCAGAAGGGCTTCACGCAGAAGGACTTTGATGTGCTCACTAAGGAGCTTGAAGACCACGGCTTCCAGAACCCGTACGATAACCTTAGCACTTTGCTTGCAAGGTCTGAAGTTGTGAGTGATGGACGGGAGCTGAACAGCCTGATGCGGTTGGCCAATACGCTGGTAGCTTCCACTACCCTGCGATTGGACTTCATGAACTCTGCGCTGCAAATCATGTCCACTCCGCTGCTGCTGCATGGAGCAATCAAGGAAGCTAAGATTGCGCTGGCTGGTACACAGGCTGGCAAGAACTTGGTGAATATGACCACTGTGGTGAACCCTGTGAATGGTATGCGCGAGCCAAGTGCTGCAAAGCTTATGGCAGATGCTATCAAGAACTGGTTCACTCCAGAGGGTGCAGCCTTTGCTGAAAAGCTACGGGAACGGTTCATCCTCACGGACTACAACCGCCAGTACTTGGAGGCTCACGACTACAGCTCCCTGAATGGTCGCCATACGCTGAACACTGTGCAGCAGAAGGTAGACCAGCTTGCAACCTTTGGCAGCAAGTTCACGCTCCACCAAAAGAGCGAGGACATGAGCCGCTTCATGGTTGCATGGAGCATGAAGAAGATTGGTGAGGCACGGGGCTTGGGGGATGATGAGGTGTTCGCACTGGCTCGGAATGCTGTGGACAAGGTGCATGGCGTGTATCGTGCGCACCAGCGGGTACAGCTGTTCAGTGGCGTGGTAGGCCAGAGCATTGGCTTGTTCCAAACCTACATGTTCAACGTAGCGCAGTACATGACTCGGCACATCAGTGAGGGGCAGGGCAAGACTGCTGCAATTGCAGCGTTCATGCAGAGCACAGTGTTCGGCCTCCGCTCACTGCCAGCGTTCACTACCCTGAACCAAATGGTAGCGGACACCAACCGTGGCAAGCTGGATGTGTACAGCCTGTCAGGCAGCGAGTCAGACCCAACTGGCTTCGGAAGCTATATGCTGTACGGGCTTGGCAGCCATGCGCTGATTACACCTGTGGACTTCTTCTCACGGGGTGACATGGTACTGCGCCACAACTTGGTAGTACCTACCACTGTGCAGGACTTGCCAGCTGTGAGCATTATCTCTAAGGCTGTAGCTAACATAGTGCGGACTGGACAGATGGTGGCAGGTGCGGAGAACGCAGGGGAGGTGGGGAACGCGCTGGCTTACGGGCTTGCTCACAACGCACTGAACCGTCCGCTGCAAGGGCTGGGAACTCTGTTCATGGGGAACGTGACCACTAACAGCGGCACTCCAGTGTTCCTGAACACGAACTACACTGGCTACGACCCTGATGCAGGCTTCAACTTTGCTGCTATGGGAGGAAGGCTGCTAGGCGGTAAGCCCAAGACCGAAGCAATTCTGCTTGATAGCTACTACCGCCGTACAGCTTACCAGCAGGAGCAAGCTAAGACCCTTGCGGACTTAGGTGCGCGGGTACGGGTGCAGCTACAGGGTGACAGCGGGGTGAGTGACGAGAGCTACATGAACTTCTTCTCGGAGTACAGTAGCGCAGGGGGCACGCCTGAGAACTTCCACCAGTTCTTCAGCCGCAACATGGGGCAGGCAAGTCAGGGAAGTGTTGAGCAGTTCAGGCTCAAGATGCAGGGAGACAACCCCACAAGTCGCGCATACAACCGCTTAATGCAGGAGCGTGCGGACAAGCCAGCATGGAGCTATGACCAAGACAGTGAGGAGCAGGAGGCAGAGCCTGCACAAGATAGTATGCCTGAGTTCTAGGCAATAAAAAACCCCCGTAAGCCTAGTGCCTGCGGGGGTTTTCTTGTTTCAGCGGTGCAACATTTCCAGCTTGTCCATGCTGTACACTACAGTACGCATTGCTAGTCGGCCTAACCGTTCCATGCCTATTATCTGCTGCTCTATCTCAACAAGCTCAGGGCGGGGGATAGCGTGACCAAGATGGCTACTCAGGTTCCAGTCAGGAAGTTCCACAATGCTTACCCCGTCCAACCCAAGAAGCTGGCTGTGATGCTGCACCCAAGTGCTGGTAACTGGTGTGTTGCCTGTGATGTGCATCCAGCGTTCATACTGTGGCCTACAGAAGGCTAGTACATAGTGCTTCATAACAAGCTCCTATAGTGGGGTTGGCGCATCTTTACCTGCTGGGTACGCTAGGCCACCGCGGTTTGGGTCACGGTCACCTACAATGCGGTGCATAGGGGAGCGCATGTCACCGTACTGGTCAAAGGGGTCAACGTACTCAGGGCGTGGAGCTTTCTGCGGCTGCGGCTGCTGGGCAGCTTTAGGTTCATCCGTGTTGTGCGCACAAGGAGCTTCTTTGGTAGCTTGTGCCAGCGAGCTGCGTAAGTTCCCTATCAGCTCATGCTGCTCCTTCAAGCGAGTGCCACGCTCCTCGAGGCATGCACGCTGCCTGTCAGATGCTTCCGCACTACGCTGCAAGCTATTGCGTACCTGCTCAAGTTCCGCACAGAGTTCAGCGTTACGCTTATCACGATAGTTGGCAAGCTCTTGAGCTGATTTTAGTTCAGCTAGAAGTTGCTCTACTCGCTTGACTGCTGTTGGCATAGGCTCTTCCTCAAGCTCCTCCTCCAAGTGCAGCCTGCGCGCAGTAGCGTCTGACATAATCTGCACCTTGTGACCTGCCAGTACTTGCTCCATGATGAACTCCTTCTGTGCATCGTAGAGTTCTGGCTGACTTAGCACCACATAATACTTGGTGGGTTCTTCTGCTGGATGTGCGGTAGGAGCAGGCTGGTGCAGTTGCTCCGCCACACACTCTGCTGCAAGGGCAGCATAGGCTACTTGGTCTAGTGCAGAGTCCGCGTGAGGCTTGGTTGCACCTCGCACCATCTTGACCAAGCTCATAAACTGCCAGCCCATGTGGACTGTGAGCGGGTTGCGAGGGTAGATAGCGTTGAAGGCTGCAACGATAGCAGTCATGCTGCGCTCTTGCTTGCCTGCTGGGTCGTACTGCTTGCCGCGTTCGCCTAGCGTGCTGGCTGCTGTCTTGAGGATTTCTGTTGCTGTTTGTGGGCGTGTAGTTTGGTGGTTCATGATTTGTACTCTCAAAAGGTTGTAGCCAGCACGGAGGCTGGCAGGGTGTGGTTTAGGGCAGGTTAGGCTTGCTTGCGAACTTTATATGACTTACCATTGCGCTTGCTGGCTCGCAAGTTCTGCTTGTGAGTTCTACCATTGGTGTGGTTGCGGCGACGTGGCTTTGAAGGTGTGCTGGCAATAAGCTGGGGCGGTTGCTCTACTTGCATAGGCTTGCCATAAGCAGCAGCTTCTGTGTAAGCTGATAAGCCGAAGCTGGCAATAAGTGAGAGAAGCAGTCCGCGTGTGCTGGAGGTTAAAGGTAGCATGGTGTGTTCCTCTGTGGTGTGGCTGTGGATTAGGTGCGGTGGAGCTTACAGGCTGTGCTCTGCAAGCCACTTGTTGTAACCGATTAGGCTCTCTGCTTGCGAGAGTATGAAGGCTGGGCTACCAGCCGTGGGGAACATACGCAGCCGTTTAGTGCCTGCGTTGTCTGCTACCCACTCTAACCGAACTATGTCCGCAACGCAAAAGATTTCTCCGTTTGCTGTGAACATCAGATGCGGGTACTGTGCGTTGAGGTCTTGCAGGTCTTGTGCTGTTTCAGGGCTCATGGCACACCTCAGCAGTTGTGGTCAGGTAGTACAGGAGCTTCCTGCTCAGGGCTGCGTACCGTTCCGCTTCCGTACACCACTGGGGGCAAGTCAGCTTCCTTCACGAACACGCCATCCACCATGCGCCCCTTGCGGTCTTTGATTTCCATCCAAGCTGTGAGCAAGCACTCTGCAAGACTTGCTCCAGCGAAAGCACTGGCTGCGTTCAGTGCACGTACCATGTCCTTCATGCGGCCAGTGCGGTACACGTCAGCAGGCTCACTGTTCCTGCAAATGTATGCAAGCTCCCGAACCAGCTCATGTACCAGCTCGCTTGCTTCCATGCTGCGCACCTGTGGAGCAGGGGCTATCCAGTCGTTCTCTGCTTCCTCAGAGCTGAACAGGTACTCTCCTCCTGCGCAGCCATTGGCAATAATGAGTGTGACCAGTACGTCCCCTACACCGTCCATGATGAGAGCGCGCTTGCCCTTGTTCAAGCCTGCTGCCAGCTCCCCGAACTCCTCGCAGGTTTTGGCTAGTTGCTTGCGGCAGGTACTGCCATGGATTAGATTTCGCTCGTGTGCCCAGCCAAGTATGCTCTGCTCTAGTGCGTATAAGCTGCGGGGTACGATAGCGGAAGATATTGTGTGTGGTATGTTGCTCATGGTATGCCTCCTCAGGCGCAGGTGTTACTGGTAATGACTATGCTGCATATGCAGCGGACGGGGTGGATGAATGTCAGGGAAACAGGTGCGGGCTAGGAAGCCCTTCTTCTTGCCTTTAAGTTTAGCGTGTGCGGCAAATAGTGCCTCAAGCTCCAGCTCGTCGAACAGGTAGAACCGTACTCGCAGCATGGCTGCTGTTTGGTAGGGTATCTTGCACTTCCAAGCTAGTACCTTAAGTGTGCCACGCTTCAGGTTGAACATAGCCTCATGCCTATGTGCGCCCATTTCTGTGCTCCTCATACAAGCAGGTTAGCCACACTAGCAAGGCATACACTACAAAGGCTACCAATTGGTACAGCAGGTACATAACACCTACCCAAGCTAGTATGCCGTAGCTGTGCAAGCAGTCCAGTGCTAACTTGCCACTAGGCGTGAAGCCAATGGCTGCAAGAATTAAGCCAGTTATCAGGTATGCAAGTAAGATGTTTCTCATGGTGGGCTCTCTTGTTGTTAGCGAATGTGCAGGGGAGTGTAAGCTGGCACACTGTACCAAGCCTCCACCCAAGTGAGCTTGTTGCCGCTGCTGGTGCGCCACTCAGGAGCTGCAGGTTCAGGCTCGGCCTCAGTTTCGGTGGGTTCTGGGGCTGGAGGGCTTACCCAGTAGCCAGCGAACTCTCGCAAGCAGCTACCGAAGTAGGCCATGATGGGTACTACCTTGCCCTCCTCAGGCAGAGTGCCTGAGCTAAGTTTTATCCAGCCCGTGGGGCTGCGTGGCTGTTCCGAGTAGCTCACTGAGCTGCTGCTGGTCGGCTTCGTATTGTTCATAGTAGTCATTCTCCGCTATGTATAGCTTAAAGCGTGTGTACTTCCTGCGGTCGTTCTTACTGGTCTTGCGCAGGATGAAGGATTTGTGGGAGCATATGATACGCTCCGCTCGCTGTAGGTTCTGTAGTATGAGGAAGATATCAGCGTACCGCTCAAGGTCTTGGCTGCAAGCCTTGTACATCTCATCCGCTGTAACTGGGCGGTTAGCTGCCTCCATGAAGGCTATTATCTTCTGTGTAGCCTCAGCGTGCCTGCTCTTGCCGTACTCACCGAAGCTCTTGCTCATGTGCTCCTCCGTGAAGGTGAGTATGGTGTTAGCCTCCATGACACACTCCTCACAGATTGTGAGCTTACCACGTAGAGCAGCCATGATGATGCACAGCTTATGTAAGTGCTCCAACCTGCGAGCGTGGTAGAAGGTGAGCCTGCTGTCATCCAGCGGAGTGCTCTCCTGATAGATGCTATCCAGCAGGTCAGCTCCCTCAGAGGTGTAGAACATCTCACCCTTCAGTTGCCCCAGACGCTGGAAGAACTCAAGGTACTCAGCGTTCTCTGCTTCTGTGGCTACCTTCCTGAAGGTAATCTTGTGGGTGCTAGGCTCACCGTACACTAGGATGGTACGGCTCAAGAACCCTGTGCCTCCAGCCTCCGCTGGCAACCCTGTCTGCAAACCCGCTGGAGTGCTGCCACCTAGCAGGTTCACTGTCGGTCGCTCCACATAGCTCTTGGTACTGTTCTTGTAGCTCTCCTTGTATGCCTTGTGGTTGTCCCACAGGTGCGTAAGCAGGGTAGTGAACTCTATGTTCCCCACGCCTATGAAGTCTAGGAACTCGTCTGCTGCAATGAAGGTGGCGTCGCACAGCCCAGTCTTGCCGTCAAGCACGTCACCCAAGTTAGCTTCCGCTAGGTCTTGCACGAACTTCTGCTTGCTGGTTTTCTGTGCTGAGAACTTCTTGTACCCGCTCTCCTCAAGCAGCTTGGTGCAGCCCTTGATAGCTGCGGACTTGCGAGTTCCAGGACTTCCAACCAGCATGACGTACATACTGGGGAAGATTTGCTTGTCGCCGTCTGTGAACCATACGTTGCGCTCCAGTACAGCAGCACAGCAACTAAGGAAGCTCCAACGGTGGAATGTTGTGGGACTCTCTGTGCGCTGCCTGAACTGTAGGTATTTGTGTAGTATGTGTGGCATAAGTTACTCTTTTAGTAGTGCCCAATTTGCTGCTCCGTACTTAGGCTCATTTGGAATCCGCATGGTGCGGCCATGCACTTGCACTGTTTCCTCTCTGTACACCTTCCCTATTTCCTCTGCTATTGCCTCATGCCCCTCCTTGTACTGGAAGAACACCTCATCATGTATCTGTGCCTTGATGCGCAGCCTGCCCCTGTGGGTAGTCATCTGCATCCTCCATGCCTTGTAGAATACCTTGTTCACAATCATTACGCTGAGGCTCTGTGGTGGATGCGCCACTAGAGCGTTCAGTGCTGGCTTGTTGTGCGGGCTAGGGCGCAGGAATGTTCTCCGTGTCCATCCTGTTGCACCTACCAGCTTGCCTGTAGCTAACACCTCACTGATTACCTCACCGTACCACCTGCCCTTAATGTCAGGGTATGCGTTGCTGAAGCAGCCCAGCAAGTGCCTGCAGATTTCCATAGCCCCGAAGTAGCGCGGCAAGCCAAGCAAGCGGGCTGCCTTGAACACATCCTTCGTGCCCATAGTTTCCCACAGCGTGAACGCTCCCATGTTGTAGTTCGCTCCGTGATTCACCCTCTTGGCTGTGGTGCGGATGTCCTTGCGGAGCACCTTAGCTTCTAGTACAGAGCCGTCCTCTAGCACACACTCCTGCTGGTAGAGTTGCGCGAATGGTATGCCAAAGAACAGGCTTGCGTTCGTACAGTGGAAGTCAGGGCTAGTCTCCACAGTGTGCATGAGGTTTTGGTCTTGGCTTATGTACGCTGTGCACCTGCTCTCTGCTTGGCTACCGTCCACGCTACCGAACAGCCAGCCCTTGTCAGGTATGAACTGGCTCTTGGCGTACGCTGGTATGTTCTGTATCTGTGTGCCTACCCAGAAGTTGCTGGCTTTGCTGGCCATGCGCCCTGTCTCTGTACCTGCTGGGTCTAGCTGGTAGAGCAAACGCCCACTCATAAGCGGGAACTCGTAGTAGGTGCTGATAGCCTTACTTGCCTTGCGATACGCTTGCGTAAGCTCCACTAGCAGGAGGTTCAGGGGATGCCGCTCTGCGAACTTCTGCATGGCCTTCTTGTCCGTGCCGTCCTCGCTGCTGTGCCCCATGATTTCCAGTAGTGTGCCTACCTGCTTGGGGCTGCTTGGGTTGAACTTAGGTACACCGAGCACGTACTGCAGCCTGCCAAGTGCAGTGGCTTTCTTCTCCTGCTCTGCTGCACTCAGCCGTTCCCGCTCTGCTGCATCCACCAGTATGCCCTCAAGCCCACAGTGCAGGCTAGGGAACACAAGAGGGAACTCTTGCAGGTAGTTGCGGATTGCGTACTGGTGCTTGCCTTGCAGTATGTGGCGCAGTTGCCCCAGCCATACCCACAGGGTAACGTGCGCGTCACGGCCATTGTACTCTAGCCGATTGTATCCAGCCATCTGCTTCCAGTACCGCACCTTGAGGCAGTACAGCTGCG